TAGAATTTCTTGGGGGGGAACGTCTGAATCAGGGGAAAGTGGACCCCCAAAACGATCTTGGTTATTTCTAGAACTCATCTATGCCTCATTAGATTGTGTGGTATAGTAACTATATCCTACTTCAAAAAAGATGTTAAATATTTTTTGCGTTATTTGACTTCTGCGCCAAGACCTGAGATGTTCTTAAAATCTTTGCCAGCATTGGCTCTTCTTGGACCCTCATTCTCACCAGCAGTATTATAAGTTGCGTAGTCATATTTAACTGTAACATCGAAGGACATAAGTTCGTCTCCGCTATAGTCAAACTCTCCAAAATTGGCTTGGCTAATCCAAGCATTGTGAAGTGACCACCTATCGATGATACCACCGTCTGCATCAATTGCCGTAATGAATAGGTTTATAACTGCTGATGCCTTAGATATCGTTCCTTGGGACTTAGGGTTAATTGCTTGACTAGGGAGTCGATATCCAGAAGATGCCAGCATCCCCATCAACATAGCGGTAGAGTCTGGATTAACTGCATCAACAACACTAAAGGAAACATCTTGCCAAGTTAATCTTCCGGGGAAGTAAAAGGTGTGATTCAAATAAGAGTGAGTCGCCTCGTTAATTTGAAAACTTGGGCGACTCACCTTTTGGATTAGCCATTGCTCAAAGCTTTGTCCACCCTTAGAAACATTTAAGAGAAATCTATACTTTCTTTTTGCTTCTGCGTTTGAATTTGCCCAAAATCTTTTATTGTTGTCGACTGCCATTGTATTAAATTTCCTTTAATTTTTTTGATTATAAAACCTGTTATATTATAAATAGTTTTTATATTACTTTTTAGTCCTCAAATCCTGCGCCGGAGTTGGTAATCACGAAATCAATTGCGAAGAACTCAACAGCCTTAGTAGGTTTCAAAAAGACTTTCGCGTAGATAGTGTTTCTGTCGATAAGGTCTGGTGTGGTTGTAGATTCATCCAAGATGACCTTAAAGGCATCTAGACCAAAGTTATTCTTAATATTGTTCAAGAATGGATTAGCTCTAGATAAGAAGTTGTTCCAAGTTAATTCAACATTTGGCTCAAATAACAATGTGGAAGCAATTCTGGAGATTTCCTTCTTAACAAAGATCATCAATCTTCTCACGTTGATTCTATCCAAAGCAGAAGGTGTAACTTGAAGGGTCTTTTGACCGAAGATTACAATACCCTCATTTGGGAAAGTTGCGATTGGGTTGATGTTTGCCTCGTAAAGATCGTCTCTTTGCTTAGAGGTCAATTTGCTTCTAACCATGGTAACAGGGATTCCTGCTGCGCCGCCTGTCAAGCCGCCTCTGCTAAACCCTGCTGGTGCAAACCAGAGGGCTGATTCTTTCTCAGAGAAGGATAGTGCTCCTAGCGCTGCCACTGATGGCGGTGCCCACAATCCCCTTCCATTAATTGTATCTGTAATTCTAACCCAAGGATAGTAACAAGCACCGTAGCTTGAGTTAAGATTACGTGCAGTCATGTTATTGACAACATCGGCAACATGAGTTGTTGAAATCCTTTGCTGCTCAGTCTGATAGTCTTCAGAGGCTGGTGTGTATCCACCTCTTGGGTCGATGATTGCCAGAGTGTCTCCACGACCTTCTACAATTTCGATCATAGATGTTGTAAGACCTTGATTAACAATTCCGGGGGCAGTAAGAATATTGCCTTCGATGAATTCTGCATCAGCATACATATCAATAGCTTTCTTTACAGAGTAATACATAGAGTATCCAACATCAGTTGCTCCTTCGGGAAGCGCTCTGGTTTGATTAAAAGGTTCTTCTTCTGTGATGTCAAATCCATTATAGCCTCCATAGAACGGAGAGGTGAATCTATCATATCCAGCGTCCAAAACAGCCTTGTAAGATCCAGTCATAGCTGTAATTGAAGCTCCCCTAGATCTAGAACCAGAGGCGTAGAATACAGAACCTGTTGGGCTACCACCGCCAAGACCAGAAACGCCGCTTCTCTGCAAATCATCAAGAGAGAAGTACCAAGATACTTGGGTCGTGTCTGCAACTGGTGTGAATCCGTTAGCCCCTCCTGCGCCTTTTGGCAATGTATATAAAGTGTCAAAATTGCTCTCGTCGAATACAACCGACGTGAGTGTTTGTGAGAAAGATGCTCCGAAGTAAGCCTCAGTCGGATCCGACAACCCATCTGCGCTAGCACTAATTCTTAGAGGAATTTCTGGGAAACTAACTGACCCTGTGAATTGTATTCCAGTATGATTAGTACTTAACTGGACAACTCCGGGGTCGATGGATCCTGTCACCGCACCAAAGCAGTTTCCGGCGGATCCGGAACCAGCATCAAGAAATGGTGCCACGTCCGTAACTGGCAAGCTTCCCGATAGATGCTCTTGACTACTGACAAGGGAGAAGTCTTTTAATTTGACTGGTCCATATACCCCGAACGGAAGAAGTTCAGGGTTTGTCTGTGCGGCTTCAACAGAAGAAGCCATTTCTATGCGAACAATCTTGGAGATGTTAGGATAGGATCCATACTCAACCAATCTAAGGTTGGTGGTGTCCCACTCTACATGCATATCGCCAATTTGACTAGCGATATAGTTTGGTGAGTTGGGATCTAAAGTAAGGTTTGTGTATCTCTCAACATATTTCCTAGCACCATCTGAATCCCTAGCACCTCTGATAGCCAAAGTGAAAGTTCCGTATGGGGTATTATCATTTCTAGAGTATCTCAAATCTTCAATAGAAACCTTAAAATCTCTCTGCTCCTCCTCTCCTGTAGATATAGTATGAAGCTTAAATAGTTTTGTGATTGTATTAAGGTTCTCAGGGTTGTAAGGAGGGCTTAGGTCTGCATTGACAGATTCGACTGCGCTTGCAGCAGTGTTTCTCAAGTCCTGAGAGAAGAACCAACCAGTTTGCGATGGGACTGTAGCGAATTTAAAATTACCACCATCAGCCATGGTAGCGCCATTACCAATTCTCATAATGACACCATAACAATTTTGACTAGCAGAAAGGGTTTGTTTGACATGTCTATCGTAAGACTGACCTAGAAAGAAGGTTGATGTACTGTCATTGGCTGTGTCGACCAACGCGCTGTTTGTTTTCGTTGGATTGGTGTTAAAAACTTTTCTGATATAGTTTTGAGAACTTTGATCAAAGTTAAATGCTGTTTCCTTAACAATGTTGTTTTCAGAAGCAAGTGTCCTGTTTCCTGTTTTGTTATAAACTCTAATTTTGAATGTCTTGCTGGTGTCCAATGAACAAACCATAACAGAAGATCCTGTGACTTTCGCCCCACCGTTGAACCCTAAAGTGGAATTTCTAATAGATCCAGAAAGGGTAGGACCGCCTTCTGTGCTATAGAATGTTGCAGCCAAACAACCGGGAACAGACTCTCTATCTTGGCCGGCAGCCCCAGAATTAAAAAGGAAAAGACCGTATGCCCCACCACCTTCAGGAGATGTAGCGCCAGTCTTCTTTGGCAATTCCCACCCTGCGGTCGCATTAGAATCGCTAGTCGCTGCTTGTGGGTGTTGATCTCCAAGGAGACGAATAAAGGTTAAAGGAGAATTGTTTTTTAACCAAGCTTGTGCAGCATAAGCAGCAAAAGTAGGAGCAGTTGGGACACCACTTCTCCAGATATCACTTGACTCTTGACCCGATACAGGGTTACCAAAGAGTGTTATAAACTCTGAAAATGATTGGACATTTACTGGTCTATAGGCTGGTCCTCTTCTTGCTCGACCAATTATTACTGGTCCGATTGCATCTGAAGTAGATGGCAACTGTGAGTTGTCGATTTCCTCGATAAAAACTCCGGGTGATACAAACTTGTAATCTCTTGCTGACATTATCGAATTCTCCTTTACTCCGCCTGTATATTAATGACGGTATTATTTCTTTAGTAAATAGTGTTTCGTTTTTTGAAAGTCCAAAATTATTCTCTATACTTGCCGTCCACTCCAACATTTTTTTTGCTATCTCCGCCGGGACCGCCTTCGACTAAAGGGTCTCCCCATACAACATGCTCCCGTTGGATCCTCACCTGAACAGCGTTCTCCCTAATAGAAAACCTTGGGGTCTTTTGGTTATCGCCTTCGCCAACCAAGTATGCTAAAACCTCTATTTGAATAGAAGTCTCATACTTCCTCTCCTCTCCTTCCATCGCATCAAGATTATTTTGATTTGAGAAAGTAGCCGAAACAAAGGCTTCATATCTGTGCCCGTCTCGATTTACCACAAAACTATTGATAAATCCGGGTCTTGTTATAAAGGGCTGTACCAATTCATTCATTTGCTGTTGATACTCAGTCTTTATCTTGATAACATAGTTAACTGAAACGTGTACAATTGGTGGGATGGATATTGTTTCATACACCACCTTCTTGGTGGGCTTCCGAACAAACCTCGGAGCAGCGACATTGGAGGTGCGCCTGTTCGCATCTGCATTTGCAAAGTTGGATGTCTTGTCCTGCTTTATTCTCCTTGATATTACTACTGATCCGCCTTTCTCTGGCTGCGTCTGTGTTGGAAACATGCCTCCATAATAGGCTCCCTTGCGAGTGGGACTCTTATCGATATCTTTTCTTTCAATAGTGATTGCTGGGAGGATAATTAGACCTTCTTCGTCTCTATATTCTTTGTCGTGCTTGACTTGAAACGATCTCTCGGCAGATGCCCAGATGACAGGGACTTTTTTTCTTCCGTCGTTGGTTTTCGTCTTGAGGTCGAGATTGTCATTGATATAATCATATATGGCATAATCCACCGTCTCAAGAGTTGAGGGTGCAAAATCCAAATCATTATCTAGACTTTTCTTATCTTCAGTTGGTATACCAGTGTAGTTAGACATATCCTAATCCTAATAAGCGTTAAAGGTGCCTTTCCTTGCTCTCTTGCAAGTTGCCGCTATTTCATATTTGTGATCTACTTGACCAAATAGTTCCCTAGGCTCGTTTAAAGTGACAATCTCATAGTGAAATTTTCCATATAAAACAAAATCACCTTCCCTAACGAATAGGTCTTGGTCCTCTGTTAGCCTTCTTTTATGGAAATAGATGTTGATAGAAGATCTCTTATCTACTCCAAAACTATTATTCGTTGTTTCCTGACCTTCCCAGCCAATTAAAGCATAAACTCTGACGGGTGGTGAGAAAGTCTTTTCTATCGACTCTCCATAAAGAGGATGAAATCCAGTATTATCGAGACTTATAGGGTAATAAAGGACTGTTTGACCAATGACCCGCTCTATGAGTTCATCATTGATCTGCTTGACCAAATTGCGCTCTTTCTCCCCAGTAAACAAGGGAGCAGGGGGATTAGTTGGTTGTGTCCATTTGTTATCTGCCATTTACCTACCCTACAAACACTGATGGTGGAATATTCATTAATACCTTTTGTGTCGAATCGGCTACGTTTCCGTCTTTCTCAGCTAGTTTTTCGTATGTCAACTCGTCTAGGACAGTTTTCAGTTCTTCTCTTAAAAGATTTTGCTGCTCCTTAGCCTCGGACACAAGGGCTGGACCATTTAGGGTTACGGTTTCGTTGGGAATAGGTATGGTGGCAAACTTGCTCCTAATCATTCCCAGCATTTCTTTGGAGACAGCAAGAGCAAACCTTCTAATCCACTGCTTACCAATCGAGTTAATCTTGTCATAAGGTATGTTCTCGAACGGAAGTGTATTCATATTATTAACACCTGTCGCGCCGTCTTCCTTACCAGCCTCTTCGGTCCATGGGTCTGTTCTAACGGAGAACTCAACCCACATCTTTTCTGGAGACAGTGTGCTAGGGGATGGAAATAATCTTAGATTGTTGTCTTTGATCTCGTAAGAATAATGTGATGCCCTAGTATATATCGCATCTTCGAATGCCATCGATTGTGCCTTGTTTTGCCAAACGGGGATTATTTCAAAGGTAGAATCATCCGAATACTGACCATAATGGCTCATGTTTCCAACAGTGTTTAAGCCCCCGTAGTATCCGTAAAATCTCCACATAGCGTATGGCGTTTTATAATAAACTTTACGAACGGTTATTCTTTTATCTCCGTTGGTCCCAAGCTTTTGATAAAATGGACTATCAGAATCTGTTGTAGCTGTGTTCTTGACAATTGATTGCAAGTCATAGTCCTGTACTTTGGTTACCGTATCAAAAGACGCGGAGTAAATAGGGGTGGCACCGCCGATTCCAGACTCGGTTGAGACAGCATCTCCGACTCTGCCAGCGTATTGAAAGCTGAACTTTGGATATGACAAGGCGGGATTTGATCCACTTATTGTTTCCCCACTATCGAACTCTCCGTCTGAATTGAAAGATCCTGTGCTCGATCCGAGAACACTTCCCAAGACGTTTTTTGCTTGATGGATATTGACAAGATAAGAATATTCCAGACATGCTTCTTCATAGGCAGCATAGACTTGGTATTCTGTAATCTCGACATCTAGGACATCGCCACCAAGTTTCTTATAAACATATGTTACTTGATCAGCTGCCCCCTGCTTAAATCCAGTTAGAGCAGATCCAGATCTAGCGTTGGTAACATATACCCCATATGGAAGGGGATTATCAGTTGCATTTACATTCTCAACGTTTCCTGTTATAGGTAGCCTAGAGATGCTAGTTGTGCTCGATGGTGTTAAAGTCGGGTAAGCCATTCATTAAATCTCCTAGACACAAGTGTATCATAGTAATTAGTTGTAGAGTGAAGTTAAAGCAGTATAGAAATAAAAAAGCCCCGCCAAATTAATGACGAGGCTCTTTGTTTGTCTAGATCTTATTGGGGTTAGCCATTAAGGTCGCGAATGACAACAACACCATACATGTCCGGTCTTACCATCTGCTTGGCATAACGGGTCATGACACCTTTGCGAGGCACGAAGTCCTCGGTACCAAAGATGGTTGGAGTTACTTGGAGTGGGACATACGGAGCATAAACATAGCCGCTCTCAAGGAACGATCCACCTTTACGTCCAACAAGCAAAACGTTACGTGGGAAATAAGGATCCACATAAACATCAAACTTCTTGCTCAATGAGCCAACATTAACTGCTCCAACAGAACCATTACCATAATCGTTTCCAATGCTAGCACGGAAGCCAGCAGTGAACTCAAGAATGTTAGCAACCTCTGGCGAACAAACAACAAAGTTTGCTCCACCGCGAAGTGTCTTTCTGTGGATTTGAGCAGAAACATCATTGACTGTCTCAGCAAGTGTCTCATACCACTCAGAAACAGTACCAGTGAAATCGGCACCCATCAAGGACTCGTTGTCCAAGTTTCCGCCAACTTGCTGACCTGAGTCGCGCTGGAGGAATCTACCCGGTCGGCGTGACCAGTACTGAGTTGAAGCTGTAGCACCTTTGATAAGATCCTCAAGAATTTCACGGTCAATCTCAAGAGCGATTTGCTCAGAAAGAATGCTTGTGAGTTCAACTTCAGCATCAAGGTTGTGATAAGCACTAAGGTCTTGTCCAAGTTCTGGAGTCCACTTAGCCTTAAGCTTCTTGGTCTGAGCAGTAACTGCGATGGAATCAACTTTGATGTTGATTTCTGGGATATCAACGTTATTCTCAAGTCCCCACTTAGGATCACCAATGATAGAGCCAAGTGCCCCACCGGTAATAAGATCATCACTAATTGGGTAATTGAGTGTGAAAGCGTCAGCTACAGCTTGTGTCGAAGCGATAAGCTCAGTAACTGTAGCGGCAGTTGCTTTAAAGGAACCAGTTGCTGCATAAACAACTCTAAGTCGCAAGCTAGTGTTAGCACCATCGTACTTGTCTCCAGAAGATCCAGAGTGTACAGCGGTCAAACGACGAATTTGGAAAGCAGTTTCTGTAGTATTGCCACCAGTGTCCAAGAAAGGAAGTGATCCCGAGAATGCTACAAGATTCAAAAGATCTGATTGGCTATTATCTCCATTGACTAATAGCGCAACCGGGAAAGAAACGATTGCAGACCCGGAAAGGTCTGGATCGAAGTCAGCAGCTTTATCAACTTCATAATCTCCCGATCCAACAATACCAGAAATAAGGGTAGCATCAGCTTTGGTCCAGTTACCAGAACCAGTTGGGCTAGTAAGACCGTTATTCAAGCTGTATGGACCGTTTTCAAGGTTTCCATTGCCGCCACCGGAGAGAGAGATACCGTCGCGAAGTCCTTTCGCAACAACACCACCACCGTAAATGGAACTATCCCCTGCATAACCCGGCTTTGATGGGTCTGGAGTAGTGCTATCGACTGTGAAGTCGAGGAAGAAAATGAGTCCCGATGGGAGGCTCATTGGCTGAACGCTTACGAGATCGTTTGCGATCAAATTACCGAATACTCGGCGAACAATTGGGAATGCAACGGATGCAAATCCCTCGACATCTCCACCTACCATGGATGATGCCTCACGCAATAACTCTTTAGCTTGGTTTTCAAGCAAACGAGCCATGGTGTCTTTTTTCTGGTCACTGTCGAGTCCCTCAAGAAGTCCGGTGTTCTCCCACTTATTAAGTAGGGCAGCACCTTCTTTCTGGAGGTCGCGATTAACAATGCCTTCTGTTAATTTATTTAAAACTGACATAGTTTTATTTCTCCTTTAAGATTGTGTTTAATTTAAACCAGCCAATCTACGCATTCTATCAATGCGTGGGTCAGCCTGTGGTTTATTAGCCTCTTTAGTTTGTGGTAACAAAGTAGATTTCCTACTAACCGCCTCGCTTAGTGTTTTTGGGGACTTTTTATTAGTTCCGCTCACCGTGCTTTGAAGGGTTTCAAAGATTACCTTA